AAGCTGGGCTTTAGAAAGCCCGAGATCCAATGAGGATCTCCTTGAGATATCATGCCCGACAGTTAGCTCTTTTACAATCCAGGGTTTAACCTCTGACATACTATATGAATAGCTGCCCAACGTATATACCACTTAGGTATTATCGTTCCGGTAACAATTCATAGTCATAGGTACAGTGACTAAACCAAGGAAGTGTAAAGTCTAATCTGCCGGTCCATGATATAACTTGGGGAGTAGTCTTTATCAGATCTTCAATAATACGTGAAGATCGTAATGCTTGGATAACCAAGACATCACGATGCCGTACATAGAAGTCTCTGTCGCTTAAAGGAATATCAACCTTACCGATATGTTTTCGGATATCGATGTTTCCACCGAGACCCTTATCGTTAAGGTTTCCTTGAAGCTTCAGAAAGATTTCTTCTGCGCGGCCGTATACTTGAAGAAATGGTACAGACTGTATAAACTCAAATGGGTCTATCTCAGTTTCTAGGGACGTAATAGCAATAACAAAATCTACGGCCAATTGGCCTAAAGGTTCTTTATTACTTTTATCAATCACTCTATCGCGAGATTCAATAAAAAGTCTGTGAACAGTCTTCACTGCAATCCATCGGGCATAAGCCTTTTGGATTACGGGTCGAACGTTCCATTCTTTTTTAGTCCATTTGGCTACGTAATCATAAATTACATTACCTAGATCCAAACGACCATTGAAATACGCTAAGAGTGAGGTTGCTAACTTAAGTTTTGGTTGGAAGCTCAAGAATTTATTCTTAGGCCAACTTCCTAATTTAAGATAGTAACTCTCTAAAAACTGATCGACATTAACGTCCCAACTTTTGTTCCAAAGCTCCTGTAGGATAATACCTACAGACTCGATTGGAGAATTTCTTCTCTCGTAAAGAGCTGCTATGGGAAAAGGAGAAACATTCTTGCCGTGGAGTATGATTTGCTTTGCAAATTCATATCCATAAGGACTCACATGAGTCTTTTCCGGTGAGAATGGAATGTCCCACAACAAAAGTATATCTTTATATGCTTTAGCGACTTTATCGTCAGAAATGACGATATCGTCTCCTAATAGCATATAAGGACAGGTCTCCCATTTTACCTTAACTTGCAAGCAAGCTAGGTATACCACAAAGTGGTGACAGACCGCAAATGTTGACCATGAAGAGTACATCCCCATAGGATTACCAGTGGCATATGTTAATTGGACTTTCGTCTTCTTAACATTGTCATAGTAATCAAATGGATGATATACCATTACATGTTTCCAACAATTTGCATACTTTTGACCAAATAAAATCTTAAGCATGATGTATTCCATCCTTAGTGGAAATCGATCTGTAGCACTAGACAAGTCTATGCTATGGAAAGATGACCCTTCGGTTGGTTGCAACTTGC